AGACGGACCTTAAGACTCTTGGCGCTGCAGCCCTTGCAGGCTTTGCTGGACCACTACTTAAGTGGCTAGACCCATCTGCTACAGCCTTTGGACGCGGTTCAAAGTAATGATTTAAGGGGCCTAGCAGGCCCATAGACACAAGAAACCCCCAGAACTGGTATCTCTACCAGCACTGGGGGCTTTTTGTCATTTACGCATTGTATTTATTATATCTTCAATCTTAATAAGGTAGCCCTTACTAGGATTCGGAGGTATATTGCAAGTAATGGCTCTTCCCCTAGCCGTTACTACTTGCTTTAGTACTTCCGTTGGCACTATGAAGGTTGCCCCCTCCAGCACAAAAGCCCAGTATGCAGCCTTAGTGCTGGACAACCCTGATAGATACCAATTCTCATTGTTGTGTGACCAGCAAACTGTTTCAATATATACATTACCAGTTTCTTTCCATCTTAAATCTGTCTTGACTTCTACTGTAGCACCACCTGTTAGTAGTTGTTCTACTAACCCTTCTCCTTCTTGTCCTCTTGCTAGGTCTAGGTCAAAGTCTGATAGTTTGCTCATGGGTATCCTAAGTATAGTGGTTCAGGAGTTATGTTTAGTTTTCTTCTTAAAACTTTACGTTCATGTTCTGTTGTTCCGCCCCAGAATCCTAGTACTCCGTAGTTAAGTGAGTAGTTTAAACATTGCTGTTTAATCTCACAGTTATTGCAGATTCTTTTTAACATTTTAATTTCTTTATAAGTTGCTGAACCATCAGGAACAAAAAACTCTTCTGAATCAACACTTCTGCAATTAGGTGTACCTTGCCATTCTGGGTAACTCACTTTTTATATTTCCAATCTACCCACATTTCAAAGACTCTACCAATAATAATACCAACCATTAAACCAATTAAAAAACTTTCCACTTATCCTCCTGTTGAGTAGAAGCCTGTACCATTGAACTTGATGGCTGGTGCCGACCATACACGTTGCATAGTTTCACCACAAGTACTGCAGGCTGGCGGAATATTTTCGTTAATCTCTTTTACTTCTGTGCAGTAGTTGCATTTAAAATCATACAGTGGCATTAGATAGAGTCCTCATTCTTTGGGTAAGGGAGTGTGACCATTGACCCACAGTTAACGCACTCTCCATCAAGGAAATAAAAGCATAGTTCACCTTGGTCAAATGCAACAAGCGCATGAAATACATCCCCTCCACATATGCAAACATCCCCAATAGATTCTCCTCGCAAATCCATAGCGTGTGAGTAATCCGTTGGATGTAGTAACTCTCGGATTTCTTTGACATTATCACTCTCCTGATTCGTCATCTTCTACCTCTACAGAATTGTCTTCATCTAGGTGTGGTCTGTACCCACCAAGATTTCTAATTAAAGAACTGATAGCACGCTGCACTTTCATACGTGCACCATCAGGGGTAGTGTTTAACTCTTCACCTAACTTGCTCCACTCGCAAGATTCTGTACTAAACCTAGTCTTTAAAATAAACTGTTTAGCCTCTGACAATCTGTAGTATGCCGTTGCTATGTCTGAGCGCAGTACTAACCAGTTATTAGTATCTGTGCTTTCACCTTTAGTGAACTTAAAGTTGAGGTCTTTAATTTTGGTTGGTATTTCATAGGATTCTGAAATAATAGAGGGTAAGAACGCTTCAATAACTGAAGCATCATAGTAGTACAAATCAAGTAACTCATAACCAACCGTCCGTGCCTTTTCGCGTTCGCAATAAGTAATTGCTTTGTTGCGAAGAGACTTGGCTATGAGTTTGTCCTTGTCTTTTTGTGGTAGTGCTGACCACTCTTTGTACTTAACGGGATGACTAACAAACCATATCCACAAGACTTGTTGTATGTCTTGCTGGTCAGTCATAGGGTATTTGCGCTGGTATTCGGCAGCAATTGCCACAACCATCTGCTCATACTCTTCTAAGTAGTCCACGTTATCCCTCTGCTACGCCTTCCCATTGTCGCCTTTGTACCAATAGTCCGATTATTGCATAATTTGCTAGGTCAAGAAAGGTATCTTCAATACTTTCATAGTTCGGCGTGTCGTTACTTTTGTAGTAAAGGTTTTCTAATCGTGCCATCTTATCGTGCATACGCACAAGCAGCCCATTCATTGCACCACCTGGAGCATTGGCTATGTTAAATGGGCCGTAGTCTTGATGCTTGCGCACCATAATAATACGTAGTTCATTGAGAATATCTTCAAAGTTATCAAGGTTTTTCATCAAGTATCTCCTTAGCCTGTTGTTCAAAATCTATCATTGCTTCTTGCACTAACACTTCTTCTACTATCTTTTCTCCGTGTCCTGCTTCTGCTGAAATAAGAACTGCTGCCAGCATAGTCAACATTGTATTTGCTTTTTGTTGGTCTACTTGATTCATAACCCATACATCCCGTAGTGCATTAAGGATGTCTAATCCCTGGCGTTTAGAGATTGGTATACCTATGTGTCTAGGATTATCTTTAATAAAATCCCATACTTCATTGCCATTATTCAGAAAGGCATTTTCGGATTCGTTCATTAATAAACTCCGCTCCTTGTAGCATTACTATACTGTTTACGTCATGCCCTTCTGGCATCTGAACTATATTAACATTACCTAACTCTCGGCTAACTTTCTTGCCAAAATCCATACCTGCTGAATCACCATCTGCTAATACAATTACTGTATCAAAATCATCTAATATCTTGGAATAGAATGGCTTCCAGTTATTTGCACCTGGAATACCTACTGCTGGATGTGGTGTTTTAACAGATACTGTTATGCAATCTATCTCGCCTTCAGTCACACAAATATAGTCTGATGCTGTTAGCACTGCCTGTGCATTGAACATGCTGGTCTTAGCACCTGGCATACCCATATACTTTGGGTCTACATTACTCAACGCTCTAAATCTAATATCAACTACACCTGATGGTGTGATGTAGGGTATGGCTAACCTTCCAAGGTATGGTTCATGACCTGGAAGAGCGTCCTTTACCACTCCAAGATGAAAGCGTTGCGCCTCTTCTACCGATAGATTGCGTGTTGCTAGGTACTCTGTTGCTAGATGAATCTGACTGGCGTACTGGTGCGTTGCCTGCAAGAGAAATTGTCTGTGCGAACTTGATAGCCTCACGATATGTGCCTCCTTCCTTATAGATAATTAAATCGTATACATCTCCACTGACGCCACAACCATGACATTTAAATCTTTCTTCTTCAAAGTTAATACCTGCTGATGCATGGCTGTCATTGTGGAATGGGCATTTAATTTTGCGCCAGCCGTGTCCCTCAGCAGGAACGGCTGCGCCTATATAGCGTAGATAGTCTGCGATACTATGTTTCACCCAAGACCCTCCTAATAAGAGCGAGCCACACGCTGGCAGGCATACTGCAATACCATTCTCCAACATCTGACTTTCCTTTCCGCTTATGCAAGACTGTTCCTGTCCATGCATTATCGTTCTTCATTTCTATTTCTAGTTCTTTAATCCAAGCGCTCAAGTCCATGCGGACGTGGTTTTTAACCTCAATTGTTACTCCATTGACGCCACTAATATCGCCTTTGTCTAACTGTGCTCCTGCTATTCTGCGGTCTGCATAAGGAAAACCATTAACCTTCAGCCATTTAACTGCATCTGCTTCGGCTTTGCTGCCTTTACGCTTGGCTGGTGTACTCATTCTTTAGGTTGCTCCGTAATGATTGCTATTACCCAACCGTTGCCTTCGCCTTTTTCTGCACGCTCACGTGCAATATCAATGTTAGATGCACGGATAACTTTTGTTTTATTTTTCTCATAAATGATTTCATACTTAGGCATTACATTACCTCTTCCTGTTGGTACCTGACTGGTACATCCTCTAGATACATAGAGTCTGGACTAAAAGATAGGCTAACATAATTGCTGCCTGTCTGGTCTGCTCTACCGTATCTGTTCTTGACTGGTGCTACACATAGGTATGTGTCGTCACCTTGTTTCATCTGACCAATAGTTAAAACCATTGCTGGAATCTGATTGACCATGCCCTGCACTGCGCTGCGTGGCTGGCAAGGATAGCCATCAAATCCTTCTTTTGTATGGTGTAGTACTAACACTGCTGCGTTGGTATCTCTGGCTAGATACTTGAGTTCTTTCATAACGGCACGCATTGCACCAAACTCATCGTACCCATCCATTGCTACATCCATTAGGTTGTCTACAACTATAAGGGTTGGCGACTTACCCCATACTGTTTCAAAGGCTGAGACTTCATCATCTAAATCTTTGAGTGTAGGGCTAGATTCAAAGGACCAGAACAAATGGTTGTTGAGTTGTAGTATTTCATGCGACCTAGCAGGGTCGCGTTTTAGTAGTTGTTCTGCTGCTGCCTGTGTCATCTTGCCAGTCATAGCAATCAAGCGCATAGCCATTGTGTGTGCATTGGTATCTGCTGAAAAGTAAAGTGTAGGATGTTTTGTTTTAGCAGCAATAGCCAATGCAACTGATGACTTACCTGCACCTGGAGTGCCTGCAATAACAGTTACTTCTGCTCTACGCAGAATAATTCCTGCTCTCTCAAATGCAGCAAAGGCAGGCGGTAATGGTTCCCCGCCTACCTCTGCTTTATTTATAGAGCGTCTAAGTGTTTTCACTTAATCTGTTCTGGAACGAATGTGTTCCATTCTGGTGAAGTGTTAGTAACATACTGGTTCTTACACTTGTCAAATGCACCCTTTGGTGCTGGGCAGAACCAACCTTTATATGGTCTGCCATCTTTACCCATACCTTGAATCGCTGTCATCTTTCCATGTGGACATGAACGGCCACCAATTGTAGGTGTTGGTGCTGGCTGTGTATATTCTTGGGCAGGAATTGTTGTTCCTGTTTCAATGATGTTGCCACCTAATGCTGCGGCAACTACTTGTGCAGACATAACTGGTGCTGCTGGTGTTGATGCACCACGCACTGCTGCTTCTAGTTCTGTTGCTGCTGATGCAATCGCTGCGATTGAATGTGCAACTACATTGTCTAGTTCTTCTCCGCTTTCTGCACGGACTGTAACAAGACTACCTGCTGGTGTCTTAACTGTGATACTGATTGGTGCTTCTGTACTAGGCACTATCTTCTCCTTGCTCAAATGGAGTAGCCAAACCCTTTTGGTCTCGCCACTTTCTTACTTTCATTGCAAATTGTACACCTTTCCATCCTTCTTGGATGTCAATCCATACTAACTTGCAAGTTCCTGTCCCTGCTGGGGCATGAATGATGATTGCTTTTTCTTTATTGATGTCGCCCCATGTGCCACGGGTCGCCGTATCTATCATGTACGGCGAGCCGTTGGCGTAGATTGCTAACTGCATAGCAATATTATTTGGATGGTCAATGCGACCTGTCTTTAGGTCTGCAATAAACCTTTCGCCTTTGTATTCAACAACTCTATCTGGTGTGCCAGCAATTTTAAACTTATCTAGCACGGTGAATTGTTCGATGTAAAGTTTAGTAAGTATGCTAGTTGCTTTTTGGTATGCAAGAATGTCTGGCATCCATTGTTCTGGTACTGCACCTAACTCTAAACCTAAGTCTAGTTTTTCTGTTAATGCATGGATGGCTGTACCAATTGTTGCTGCCTTACTGGCACCTGC